GGTAGGGAATGTCTGGGGTGTTCAGGGTCACCGACGGGATGTCGACGCCCATGAACGAGCCGCCGCCGAGGGTGAAGGACAGCCCGTTCCACATGCTGATCAGCGAGTTCACCGCCGATTTGAAACCGGACGTGATGCTGTCCCACATGCCCGACGCGGCTGTGGCGATCCGGCGCGGAAGGCCGGCCACCCAGTCGACCATCTCACCCAGCCACCCCGCGACACGGCCCGGAATCTGGTTCAGCCAGTCGACCGCGGACAGGACGTCATCGACACCGTCACCGACTTTCTCGACGACCCAGTCCCAGGCATCGCCGGTTTTTTCAGTGATCCAGTCCCAGACCGCGGCTACGTTCTCCGTGATCCAGTCCCACGCTTCACCGAGCTTCTTCGTGATCGCGTCCCAGGCGTCCGATGTGGCGGCGGCGATCTCGTCCCAGTACACGACGATCAGCACAATCACTGCGATCAGGGCCATGATTCCGGCGATGATCCACGTGCCCGGCCACGCCCACAGGGCTGCGTTCCACGCCCACTGGGCGATCACTGCGATGCCGATTGCGGCAGCCAGGGTCAGCAGGATCGGGGCCACGACCTTGATCAGTCCCTGGTGCTCCTTCAGGAAATCGCCCAGGATCTTCAGCGCGGGGGCCAGCTGCTCACCGATCGTGGTGGACAAGGTTCGCATGATCGATTCCAAGGACTGCGCCGGAGACGCAGCCATGGCGTCGTTCGCCTGCTTCGCCGCACCCTCCACATCGTCCATGCCCGACGACGCGGCTGCCGTCGCCGGATCCATCGCCCACAGCGCGTCGGCGCCCTCGCCCGCCATGTCGCCGAACAGCTGGACGGCGAGCGCGGACTGCTTGGCCGGGTCCTTGATTTCTCGTAGCGCGGCAAGGGTCTCCGTGAGGGCCTGCTTGGCGGGGTCGCCACCCTGGTGGATCTTCCCCAGCATGTCCTTCGCGTCGAGCCCTAGGCCCTTGAACGCGGTGCTGGCTTTGCCCGTCTCCTCAGCTGTGATGCGGGCGAACTCGTGCAGGACGTCACCGGCCTGGTCGATGTCCCGGCCGCCGGCCTCGATGTACTGCGCCATCATTCCGTAGGCGTCCTGAGCTGTGAGCCCGATCTGCGACCAGGTCTTGCCGTACTCGTTCACGGCCGCGGTGACGTCTTCGCGCATCGCTACCGGCAGCGTCTGTGCTGCGGTCGTGAGGATGTCGAACGCCTCAAGGCCGTCCTTCGCCAGCCCGGACTTGATCATCTGCCCGGCTGCTGCGGCCGAATCGGCCACGTCGATGTCGAAGGTGTCGGCCAGCATGAGCGCGCTCGTCGTCATGGACTCAAGGTCGTCATCGGTGACCTTGCTCATGCCGCCCATGGACGACACAACCGCCTGAATCGACTCGTTGACCCCGTCGATGCTCTCGCCGAACCCGGCCGAGAAGACATCGCCCGCGACCCCGCCAGCCCGCTGCGCTTCCTCTTCTGTGAGGCCGAGTTGCCGCACCAGTTTCGCGTTCGCTGCCGAGGCGTCCATGGCGTTGGTCAGCCCAGAGACGAACAGGGCGCCGACGCCGGCACCGGCTGCCGCACCGCCGATTCCTCCGAGACTGGATTCGACATCGTCGGCCGCCCCGGCCGCGCCGGACGTGAGGTCGTCGGTGTTGATGCCAACCGAGACGAGAAGCTCTTCAAGCGTCACCGCCTGCTCCTTCCGTCAGGTCATTGCCGTGCAGCCGTCGAGTCAGCGACTTGACGGTGGAGAGCATCTGCTCCCAGTCCCCGCCCTTGGCCGCGCCCTGGTCCCACGTCGGAATGAAGTCCGCCGGCCCTTTCGCCCGCTGCCCCTTGCCGCGCGCCGTGTTGGCGGTCGTCGCGGCGATGATCGAGGCGAGGACGTCGAGGCGCTCGGGGCCGAGCGGACCGGAGACCTGCTCGTAAGCCATCCACTCGGTGATCTCGGCCGAGTCCATGTCCGCGAGCATGTGCCGTACCGACCGGGCCCCGAGGTGGGCTGCTAGTCGGAAGAGGAATTGCCGCTCGGGGCGGCTTCGGAGTTTCCCGCCGCGTTCTCCACGGCCTTGTCGTCGAGGCCGGACAGGCGCTTGGCGATGGCGGCGAGGCGGTCGAGGACGGCGCCGTTCTTCCGCCCGAGCGCGGTTACTTCCTTGTCGGTGTACAGGCGCTTGAAGTCCTCGCCGACCAGGCACCGGGCGACGATCTTTGCCAGCTGGTCGGTGAGGTTGACGCGCTCGGGCTTGCCGTTCGCGCCGATCACGATCAGGGCGGACTGGTAGGCGTTGCGGTCGGTGCCGGACATGCCGAGCACCCGCACGTCCCCGCCCCACTCCGGCACGGGCACGTCTTCCCACTGGCGGTCGTCCGCAGCGGTGATCTGGTCCTTACTCAGCAGGGCCATCGGTGGCGCCTTCCTTCAGGGTGTTGATGACGTCGACCTGGGCGCCGATCAGCGTCAGGTGCACGGTGGGGACTTCGTCGGGATCGACGGGCACGGAGATCGAGTCGCGCAGGATCGCGGTTGCCGGAATCTCTACGCCGTTGACGACGATGCGGGTGGTCCTGCCCTGGCGGGTGACTGTGATCAGGCTGGCGGGCATCAGGCGATGGTGGGCTTGCCGGAGACCTTGAAGGTCAGCGAGCCGGACAGCTTGTCGTCGTAGGGCGCCGACTTGGAGAAGCCCGTCATCACGGCCGCGAAACTGAACGTGGTCGCGCCGGTGTCGGGGAACACGATCTGATAGTTCCGCGGGTCGACGTCTTCGAGATCCGCTTCGAGAGTGTCGTGAACGGCCGGGTCGTAGTTGATGTCAACGGTCACCTCGCCCGGGTCGATCAGCCCGCCGACGAACTCCATGTACTGGTTCGGACTGTCGTGCGCGGTGACGTCGATCGTGTTCCGGACCCGGCCCCCGTCATCGACGTTGGTCAGGTTCGCGATGGCGGTGAACACCTCAGGGGTCTCGCCGTCGCCCCTCTTCAGGATCGTTCCGAAGCCGTCGATACCGGCCATGGGTGCCTCCTCGGCATGAGAAAGCCCCGGCCATGGCGGCACGGGGCGATGGTGGGGAAGGGCTTACGGCTGCTCGGTGACGACGCGGTACCGCAGCACCAGGTGCCGGATGTCGCCCGGGGGCTCGGGGTCGGTGAGGGTCTGCCCGAACTCGTACCGGGTCACGATGTGGGTCAGACCCGGCACGGTGAGCGGCTGATGATCGAGCAGCGCCGTGACGCGGGCACCGATCCCGAGCGCCTGCGCGTAGCCGCGGTACTGCGACCACACGTGCAGCGTCACCACGGTCTCCCAGCCGAACCCGGCGTGCCGGTTGTCCGGCGTCTCGATCACGTCACCGGCCACGATGAACGGGTACGGGCACTTCTCGGGGACGTAGTCGTACAGCCCGTCGTTGACCATGTCCATCAGCTCGGTGTCCCCGCGCAGACGGGCATCGATCGCGCCCTGCACGGGCAGCATCGGCACGGTAGGAATCACGACGGCATCGCCCTCCTGATCTCGTCCCGCAGCCGCGCCGTGATGTGCGGCTTCTCCCGCTCAAGGGCGGGTAGCAGCGTCGGGTTTGCGGGTACGCGCCGAGTGCCGAGCTCCTGGCCCTTGGCGTACTCGTTGTCGTCCTGCCACCAGCCGATTTCGGCCTTGAGCTTGTTGTTGTGGAAGCGGGCTTTGACGTCCCGTTTCAAGTTGCCGGTGTCGACGCGGACGTGGTGCTGCACGTCGTTCACGATCGTTCCGGCGATCTCCCGCAGCGCCCGGAAGCACGCGGCCTGGATCTCCACGGGGAGGTCGCCCAGCTCGGTGCGTAGCGCGTCCAGGCCTTCGACCTGCACCGTGATTCCGCTCCTGCGCGTACTGCCACCACCGCCGCGGCCGCGCCGCCGCCCGGCCACGGCTACTTTCCCAGCGAGCGGCGAATGGCTGCGAGTTCGGCGGCCACAGCGAGCAGCGCCCACGCGCACGCGGTCAGCGGCGCCGGTTCCGTCAGGGCCTGCTCGGCGTTCTGCCGGCACTCCAGCGGATCGGGCGGGAGCGGGCGCCGGTCCTCGCTCACGAGCCAAGCTCCAGCACAGCGACGGTGACCGAGGTGACGGCGTCATAGGTGACTGCGGCCCGGCCTGACGTGCCCCGGAACACCGGGGCGAGCGGCACCAGGGCGCTCTTGCCCGCGGCCACGACGACCGCGACGTTCGGAATGGCGAGCCCGGACACGGTGCCGGGGGTGGCGACGGTGACGGTGTGGGATCCGGAGTCGGCGTTGCGGATGAACAGGAACCGGCCGGGCCCGCACGGGGCGGTATCGCCCAGAGCGGTCGCGGCGACGGCCGCCCCGGCCAGGTCGGGCAGGCCCCCGTTGACGGGGACCGAGGTCACTGCGAGCGCAGCCATCAGCCGCCCTCCTTCTGGATCAGTTGGCACGGGGCCTTGGAGTAGACGGGGGTGGAGGGCTGGACCACGGCCAGGACCCGAAACGTCTGGGCTTGGCCGAGCCGGTCCACGCCGCGCAGCTCGTCGCCGCGGCGCACGTCGGCGGACGGCAGGAGGTACACGGTGTGGTCGTGCAGGCTACGCGCCTGCTGAGCGAGCAGCTGGTCGGCATTGGACGGCTGGTCGACCTTGGCCCGGACCGTGCCAGGCTGTTGGACCACTGTGGTCTCCTGCCCGCCGTAGCCGTCCGGCACGGTGGTCGGCCGCCAGACCTCCAGCCGCCGGTTCAGGTACCGGCCAGGGCCTCTCACCGCGACCGGACCAGGCCGGCGCCGCCACCGAACCGCGCGGCCAGGCGCTCGCGTAGGTAGTCCGGCAGCTCCATCTCGGTGATCAGGCCGTTGCTGCCGTACGTCACGGCGTAGTCGCCGATCCGCTCCGACGTCACGTTGCCCGCCGCGAGCCCCGACCCGTCGTCCGACGACCGGTACGAGGTCATCGCGGCCGCGACCATGCGGCACACCAGGTCAATGATGTCGTCCGGCACCTCGGGCAGCCCGTGCGTGTAGGTGACTTCCACCTCGGACGGGCCGTCGGCGGCGGTCCACCCGGCGAACCGCCACAGCCGTTCCGTGCGCAGCCGCCAGTCCGTCGCCGTCACGCCGTCGATGACGACCAAGGCAACGGACTGGATCGGCGGACCGGGCAGCCGCAGCCGCTGGTCCGCCTCGCCCTCCAGGAGCACGGTGGACGTCGTCTCGGAGATCGGCGAACCGGCCGCCTCCCGAACAGCAGATGACGCAACGGCGAGGTACCGCTCAGCAATTGCTGTCTCGTCGCCTTCGACGGTCATGCCGAGCGCGGCCAGGTCGACCAGAGTTGCGAGCGGATCGAGCGCCACAGCGTGCCCCCTTTCCGGTCAGGCCCCGGTGATGATGCCGCGCGTGCGCAGCACCGCCAGCAGGGCGTTGAGGTCAGTCACGACTCCGGCGGCGTCCGTGGCCACCGAGTTGTTGACCGCGGTCGCCGACCCGGTGAGGAGCCCGGTGTGAGTGTGGTTGCCTGCCGCTGCGGTCGTCGCGGTCGAGCCGATCGCCCGGACTGTTGCCGCGGCCGCGGCGCCGGCCGTCAGCCTGGCGTCGTTGCCCGCGACCGCTGTCGACGCGGTCGCGCCGATCGTCGGCGCGAAGGTGGTGGGCTTGTCGGTGATGTCGTCCCACGCCACCGCAGCACCACCGGAAGCGGCCGCGGTGATGGGGACGTTGTGGACGGTCCGGCCGTCTGGATACGTGAGGTCGTAGAGGCCCGCCTCAGCGACTACCGACCACGCCCCGGACGTCAGGTCCGTGAGCCCTGGGTTCGGCGCCGGTACGGTCCCGGCGTCGTCCTGCCACAGCTCGGCCAGATCGGTCGTACCCGCGGCGTGAACGGTGACCTCACCCGCACGGATGAGGTCACCGTTCGCCGCTCG